TCAACTACCAGGCCTACTACAGCATCTACTTCTACATCAACACCTAGGACTACTGCTCCTTCTACTTCAGCACCTGGAAGAGGACCAGCGCCTAGTGTGAGCAGAGGTGGTGGTATGTTTAGTCGAGCAGGTAAATTTTTAGGGGGAGCGGGTAGAGCTTTAGGGGGAGCAGCAAGATTTGCAGGACCGATCGGTGCAGCAATCACAGCAGGTACTGCTGTGTACGGAGGCTTTCAAGGTGCAATGGCAGATCCTAATGCAGGACTTTTTGAAAGAGCTGGAAATGCTGGCAGTTCTATGTTAAATACTTTGTCATTTGGATTAGTTGGCAGAAGTGCAGATGAGATTAGAGAAGAAGCAGAATACAATAGATTGGTGGAATTAGAACAACAATCTCAAATGAGTCCAGAAGATGTAGAAGAATATAATAATAGGCTAGAAGAAATTAATAATGCAAATCAGCCTGCAGGAAGAAAAGCAGCACAACGCCGTCAATTAGACGCAGAATTTACAGAAAAATTTGGCGGTACGCCCGAGAGCCTTCAAGTTACACAAGCCTATACCAATCCACAATCTCTGGCCAATTCACAAGTAGTTCCTACTGGACAAGCACTGAACAATACTTTACCAGATCAAACACAAAACTCTCCCACGGTAATTAATAATGTGACAAACAATAACACAACAGGGGGAGCAGGACAACAACAAATTAATGTTGCCCCCGATACTGTTAGAAATAGTGAGAGTGTGATACAGAGAAGAAACGATCTTTCTTTTGGGTATTAAAAAGGGGGCCGAAGCCCCCTAGTTTTTAATCATCATTTGCTAGTTTAGCAAAGTAGGACATTGTATCATCCTCGTCATCATCTGAAACTGAAGTCTCAGCCTTTGACATTTGTGTTACCTTCTCCATGTAATTGTCATCAGCAGCATCTCCGGTCTGACTAGAAATACTTTCTGCTGTGCCTACCTTGGCACTGTTACCCAACACAAAGTCCAACTTCTTTTTGAGTTCGTCATATGACTTGAAGTTACTAGGATCTACAATAGCAGCTAGTGAGTGCTGCTGTGTCCAAATAGCCTCAATCGCTGAGTCTTCCTCTGCAATAGGACTAGGGGCTGCAAACTCAGACTTATCATAATTACGATAGCCTTCTACCTGACGAATCTTGAGTTTGAAGTTAGCACCATCCCAAAAGTCAAAAGGATTCATTGGTGCTTCGTCTTGGAACTCAGGCTGCATTGCATCTTTGATTTTGTCAAAGATCTTTTTACCAAACTTGTAAAGGAATACTTTACCGTTGTTTGAAGGATTACCTGAATCCTCGACTACAAGAATATTAGCGTAATATGAGAGGCGCCGCTTTTGCTTCCGTGCAATATCCTTGTTTGCCTCTACACCACTGTTCCAAAGTTCAGAGTTCAGCTCTGAAACAGGATCAGTTTGTTTTAGTGTAGTAAGTGAGTTTTCGATATACCACTTACCTGTAGGACCTTGAAAGCCATGATTCCAAAGTTGAACCCAAGGCATATCTTCACCCTGAGGTGCTGGAAGAAAACGAATAACAGCGTATCCGTTGCCTGCTTGATCTACTGTGGGTTTCCACTCGTTTGAATCATCGTTACGTTGTTGAGGGGCATCGAGTTTTTCGACTTCCTTCATCAACTGGTCAAAGTTACCACGAGCTTTTCTTAGGTCAGATAGTGAATTGAATGACATATGTATTTCTCCGTATATGCGTTGTATAGCGTTGTATTAATGTGTATTAGTATCTATCGTTGTATATGTGTCGAGGACTTCATCTAAATCCATATTTTTTAGATCCTCAACACTATTTATACGTCTTAATTCCTGATCGAGTTCACGTTCAGGCTTTTGTTTTCCCACCCTATGGATTTTTTTCTCCTCGGGTCTTCTTCTTACTGATTTAGACATTGTGCAAATTTCCCTGCAAATCTCTGTTTTACTTCATCTTTGTCAATATGAACAAAGGGTTTATATTTTCTCACTAAACGACAAATATCCTCAAGGACAAAATCATTAGTGTAATCTTCAATAAAAGGATATAGTTTTTCCATAATAACAAGTGTCTCAAGTTTTATATCCCCACCCATAAACATCTTGAAGATTAGTGGGTGTTCTCCTTCATTAGTAACAGACTTAATATTGTCCCTTTCCATTCTAAACAACATATTATCTAAGTCTGTATCTAAATTATATAACATTCTTTTTCGTGTTGTCAAGAACTTTTTATAGTTTTCAATACAAAATTCATCAAAGATGCCTCCCCACTTATTACCCGAAACAAAGTTAGCAACAAGAAGATCTATGATTTCTTTTTTCTTGTAGTCCCTTGCAAGTTTACGAATAGCGGTGAGATCTTTTCTTTTGAGGAAAGTTTCTTTCTTGCCACGAACAGCACCCTTGTGTTTTGTAATGTCGTAAGAGTCTGTAGTGAAGTGCAGTTTAAGAGCTAAGTATAGTTTATAAACCGTGAAAGGTTCCATATTAAAAGGGTAGTTTATTTGATTTCACCTTTAGTAAGTTTAAGTCTTGTGCTTCAACCTCTAGTTTTTGTTTCAAACTAGAACTGAGAAGTTTATTCACACTTTCAATTTCAATATCATTTTTCACACAATAATCTATTAAGATGTCGATACAAGAAGATTTAGACACCACTGCTTCTTTTTCAATGAATTGTGAAAATTGAGAGCTAGTCTTAAACTTCTTTGTAATTAAAAATACGTCTGTGGGTTTTTGTTTTTCTACCATAAATTCATTGGTTATTACGTCCGTAATCACTCTACTACTCCATTCTATAAAAAATATGCTCGTTTATTTGTGTTGTCGGTATCATAGATGCAGCCCAGGAGGGATTAACTTCTGTGTTATGATACCATAAAGCTCCTTCAGTAGGATCTTCATATATGTAATTTATAACTCCTGCAGCAACGTCCATTGCACGACCCCAAGCCCACATATCTATAGGAGTATCACTTTTGCCGTCACACCACCAACTAAACTGACAGCGATCTCGCAAAGGTACAACTCTTCCATGAGCTTTAAGGAACCAATTCGATATAGGACCTTGATAAATCACCTCACACAAATCTTGAGGAAAATTTTGAGACTTTTGCCTATTGATTGCAACATAGCCAACAGCAATCTGTCCTATTTCAGGTTCACCTCTAGCTTCAAAATAAATGTTTTTAGCTAGACACTCAACTTCCCTGTAAGTAGGTCCTGTGGGGAACACTATCTCAACAGGCATAGGATTTATATCCACTACCTGATTGACAGGCCTTTTATAGTTTAGCAGGACAACTATTACTGCTAACAGTAAGAATACTATCAGTCTGAGTTTGAACATTATTCTATAATTTGAGTAAATACAGTGCCATTGTATTCAAAGGTCACAATTTTTCCTGCTTCTACAGTAACAGGAACTTCAGTACAAATATTGCGATATTCTAATCTTTCTTGGGTTCGACTTCTAGCTATGTTTGAGCCTGATATTGCACCAACTACAGTAGCAATATCTCTACCAGACCCACCGCCGATTTGTGTTCCAATAGCAGCACCTAACAAACCACCAAGAATACCGTTTCTTGTTTGATTGTCCACCAATACTTGCTTCAGTTCACATTGTTTTTGGTAAATAGTAACCATTCTAGGAACTTCAGAAATGACTCTAATATTAGCAAAAGCCATTGTCGGAAATAAAAGACAGAGTAAAAGTAGCTTTTTCATATCGTTCTCCTATAATAATATATTTATAATAACAGTATTTTATCTATACGTCAAGCATTGTTGCTTCTTCTTGTAGCCAAAAGTCGGAATAAAAAGTATTTTCATACCCCTCAAACCAAGGACCGCCGTCTGTATAGTGTATAGCTTTCGGATATGTTAAGTGATAATAACCGTCCAAACAGTTCCATTCGAGTGGCAAACTGCCTATGCTGTCTGTCCATTTGAATTGATGAAAGTCTAATCCAGGTGTGTGATTATTTAAATATTTAAGAGTTAATTTTTTGCAATCAGGATGTGAATTGTTAAATACCATTAAACTTGCCCAATTTTTCTTTTCATAAGAATTTTGAGTTATGTTATCCATTTTTCTCACAGTATTGGGAATATATCTTGGGTGTTTGCAAACCCAAACAGCTTTGCTTGTATCTTTTTTCGCAATGTCAATTAATTCTTGAGGATCTGACATAAACAGAAAATCACAATCTACAAAAATTGAATACCCTTCAAAATTGCAAATATGAGGAACGAAAAATCTGGAAAAGGTAAAATTAGTGGACTGAGGTTCGCCTGTGCTTCTGGTGTAAAAATACATTTCAGGCGTGTATAGTTTTATTGTGCTTAGACTACTTCTTCTATCTATGGAAAATTTACACACCTCATACGCTCGATGTTCCCTTTCATCATACCCTATAAAAATCATTCGTCTAAATACCTTTCTAATTGTCTGTTTACATCTGTTTGTAGTTCTAAACTTTTTCCTATGTCAAACAGAGGTTGTATTTTTTTCGGATTATGTATGCACCAAGGAAAAACTTCTTTTGTAAAATCCTTAGAAGAATATATCACCATCGGTGCTCCAATCCATCTAGCTAACCACATAGCAGAACCGTGATAGCCTATTACAAGTTTAGATGAAGATAAAATTTCACAGGCTTCTTGTATAGGGGTTTCATAATGAACCAACTCTACTTTGTTGTTTTTACTTATATCAGATATATACCCATCCCATTCACCCGACAAAGGATCTTTCCATGCTTTACCTGGTGCATAGTCTGCAAACTGTTTTTTGTTGTTAGTGCTAGGTATGACAGCAATATGTTCTTTAGGATTCCACCTAAAAGTTTTACTGTGTCTTAAATTGTGATAACTAATTGGATGGTGAGAATAGTTGGTGTGATCTACGTCTAGTTTGCTATCATAATACTGATTTATTGTGACAGAATTGTAGCTTGATTCTGTATGTTCTGCAATGAAGGACACTCTGTCATTTATTGTTTCAGCGTCTTGTTCTTTAAATTTTGTTCCTAGTGAATGATTCCAATGAAAATTTAAAACTATACTTGTGTCTAACTTATCAGCTTGATTATGGGCATAACAAATAGGTGATACTATGTCACCGTATCCTATTTTACCCTTCCAGTCTATAGTGACGCTCATAATCTAGTCTCAAATCTAACAACTGGTCAGCATAGTTATCACGCTTTTCTACAAACACCTGAGGATCATCACCCTCAACTGTCATCATCACAACCGTTTGTGCAACAGGTATTTTGGTCATTTCTTCAAACATGATAGCATACGCAGAACACTGCATAAAATATCCATCAATCCATAGTTTGCGTTTAGGCTTTCGAGCAGTTTTGAAATCTATAACTGACAGTACGCCTTTGTATTCGGCTATACAGTCAACCCTACCTGCAAGCCGTAAGTAATCACTGAAAAGAGGATCCTCGATTGCATGGATGTTGTCTATGTCATTTATTTCTGACTTCAAGTTTTTCCACATCTGCATATCCAACAAACTTAGATTGTCAGTATTCAAATCTTCGTTTAGCAAATATTTTTCAGCGAGGTCATGTATTTTTGTGCCTCTTGTAGCAGACTGATTGCTTATTTTATTAGCTTCTTCTTCTCCTACTTTTTCTCTCCAGGCAGCAATAGACTCTCTAGACTTGTAAGACATGAGAGTCGTAACTGATGGATATCTGTTTCCCTCAGGTGTTTCATAAAAACGGCCTTTGGGTGTGTTTACTGCATTAGGTACAGGTAAATCAATTTCTATTCTATTAAACATAATACTACTTATATTGGTGCAGAGGGCTGGATTCGAACCAGCGTAGCCGAAGCGTCAGATTTACAGTCTGATGGTTTTAACCACTCACCCACCTCTGCCTAAATTGGTACGCCAGGCAGGACTTGAACCTGCAACCCTCGGCTTAGAAGGCCGATGCTCTATCCGGTTGAGCTACTAGCGCTTAATAACTGTTTTGCTACTGACATAACCCAAGGGTCTCGATGGGGTAAGTTATAGCCTGAAGAGCTATCCCATTCCTCAAAGGCGTAATCAAATCTATCACTATATAATCCAGGGTTCTCCTTCATTAATTTTTCAAGTTCTTTTGCCCAACTGTCAAACTGTTCATCGCTGACAAGGTTGTCATCCATCATATAATAAACGCATGAATGGACAAGTATTTGCAACCGACGGCGCTTGATTAGTTCAGCAGTTGAATCAGTTGGATTCGGAAACTTGTAGCGTTCTTGTTTAGCCATTACGTGATATTAAAATAGGTTATGTTGTATTGAGAATGAATGCCTTCCATCACTGCAACAAATGTTTCTTGACCGAGGAAGTCTATCAATTCTAGATGACACGAAAAAAGTTCTTCGGTGTAGCCATTAGACAAAACTAACATTAGTCACGCACCTCTGTAATATACTTGTGGTCAACAATAACAACCTCACCAGCCTTGCGACTGATAGTGGTATCTTTATACTGGAAGCCTTCATCCAGTTCGATGTGGTGAGCGACACCACCACCGTAACAAACACGGCTATGGGTTACTTTGCCGCTGACGGGCTGGTTACCGTCAAGATAAAGACCTTTAACACGCATACCTTCTAAGTTCCACATTATACAGACTCCTGCAGTTGATTGAGTTCAAATTCATCAGCGAGATCGTTGAATACGTTATACCACTCCTCGGGTACAACCTTGTCAACCTCGCCTGCATCCATGTGAATATCGGCATCCACAAAGTTCCAGTCAATTCGACCGTTGTCATCTAAGTTCTCAGGGTTAAGGACTGCGTTATTGAAACTAACAATAAGCTCTGAAATTTTTGCTACGTTGCTGCTCATAAACTATCTCCTCACAAGTAATTTATCAGTTTATAATGCTTATTATACAGTAATTTTAGGAAAAGTCAAGCATTTTTTCCAACTTTTTTCCGTAAGAAAAACAAGCACCTACGCTATTTCTAACGTAAGTGCTTGATATTAAAGAGCTTTTATTTTTATCAATAAAATCAAGTAGTTACAAGATAATCGTCCTCATATTGCAATCTAGCCTGTATATACTCCCTGACTAGGTTGGATCTGACTATATCTTCGGTACCAAATTCTATTGAACAAAATGACGGCATATTCTCAACGGTTACCATAAACTTTTTCAACCCAGACATATCGTTCCTCTTGTAAAGGTCCGTCTGCCTGAAGTCTCCACAAAATATTATTTTTGTATTGACTCCTACCCTTGTCATTATAGAATTTATCTCCATGTCATTTAAGTTCTGACATTCATCGACAATAACAATAGCATGGTCTAGCGTGATACCTCTGACAAATGAAGTACACATAAAATCAAGATACTTTTGTTCCATCAATCTCTGATATGGTTGTTGTTTAGATGGGAAAAGTTCTTGACACATCGCTTGGTAAGGTGCGCTGTAAACCTCAGTTTTTTCATCTTGGTCACCGGGTAAGTGTCCTATCTCACGGGAAGGCACAGCAGACCTAACAATTATTACTTTGTCTCGGCTCGTTCCCTTATCTAATACTTCCTCCAATGCCCTATATAATGCTATGAAAGTTTTACCTGTACCTGCACAACCATGTAACAAAAAGGCTGGTTTATATTTGTACTGAGACATAAACTGACCTTGATTTTCTGTTTTTGCGCTGATTGTTCTGAGATCCTCAATTCTCATTTTCAGACTGTTGTTGGCG